TGTCAATGTTAGTCTTCATTCAATTCGTCAATCAACTCAAGTGCATATTTTTGTGCAATATACATTTGAGACGCGCCGTTTTCAATAAATCCTTCGATTCTTCCACTAAATTCATGGTCATAAGTCTTTACAGTTAATAATTCAAATGAGCTAATAATTGAAGTAATATTATGCTTTCGCAAACATAATAAAAAATCATCAGTATCAATATATAAAAAATCATCAGTATCACTTAATTTTAGCAAACGATCTTGAACATATTCATATTCATTTAACGAGTATCCCATATTAATACTTTTTAACTCACCTTGAATACCAGAATTTGTAATTGATAAATTTAAAGATTTTTTATCAAATTTAACATACGCAATATTATAATCCTGTAATGAATATGTTGAAACATCATTAATAAATACTTCAATACTCATATTATGCTCCTTTAATATCTAAATTTTCTGCAATATAATCAACAGCAATTTGTAAAGCATCTCGGTTTGGATATGAATAAATCGTAAAACGTTCATCATTCCATTGTCCGACATCAATATAATATACAATTAAATCATATTCAGGAGTTTCATCAGGATCATTATCATGAATATCTGTTACAATACGTTTTACTTGATCTTCTCTATAAATATCATCTTTAACACGAATAAATTTTAAATCGCTCATATTTCCCTCTTAATCCGTAGGTTGGACTTTCTTAATATTTTTTGACATATCGTATTTTTGTTTTAATGTCCATTCTGATTTTTCATTGAAATTAATAACTCTAACATTAATTTTTTCAACTGCTTTTCCACGATTCTTACCAGTACGAGTAACAAGACCCCAAGCTTCTAGTAATGACGCGATATATTTTGTACGTTTAATATCATCATCAGTCAATTGAGTAGTTTTAAATGCGCCGTCTAAAAGGAACATGTGTTTAAAATGTACAATGTAATATTTACCTTTCTTACTCAATAAATTGCATGACTGCCAAAGAACATTTTCACCTTCTTGGGTAGTAGCGATTCCAATACGTGACAATGTTTCACGTACTTTTAAAAATTGATCGTTGTCAAGTGCTTCGATTTCAATTGGTTCGTTACCCTCTCCAACGATCTTATTAAGTTTCTCGATAGAAACAAAACGCTTCTCTTTCATTATAATTATTCTCCATAATATTTTTTTATTTTTATTTTTATTAACCTTTCACGACTGATTTTTTCATTAATTTTATATCGTCTTTAATAGCTTTTATTGTTTCTTCATCAAAGCATTCAATAGCTTCAATTGCTTTTGCTTTATTATAATTAAAATAAGTTTGGACATATTCAATTACCTCTGGATCATCTTCTTTAGGCTGTTTGTGCCATTTCCCATATCGAGATGCTTTTGACAATCCATAGTAATAAAAATCAAAATAGATTTGTTCAGGAATATTTTTAGTGAAAGCGTTTGCTTCATTTGCAAAGAAAACGCTATCTTGTGTATTCGAGAAAATCTTATTGATAAGGAAGATATTGTAATTATCCTTATCAACTTCAATCGGTCCAGTCTTTGAGTTAATTACTTTAGCAATATCCCACGGTGTTTGTTTTGTCATAATATTTTCCTCATTTTTTTCTTTTAATCATACCCTTTGTCCACCCAATAGGTATAACTGAGTCTTTTTGGACTCTTTTCATTTCAATACCATTATTAATTGTAATTGTTCCTGAATTTATAGATTTCAATTCACCAGATAAATATCTAGGATCATCTTTTAATATATTAAAAGTATTACCATTTTTATCTCTAACAGTTATTTGATTTTTTGTTGTTTTTGCTATCAGTTCACCAGATAAATATCTAGGATCATCAACACTGACTCTAAACTTATTACCATTACAGTCAAAACAAGTTATTTTTCCTACACCTATCATTTCATATAGTTTATCATCAAATTCAGATTTGTCAATCCTAACCTTTGTACTATCATTTTTATTGATGACTGTCAGTTTATTTTTATTTATATGTTCTAGCTCACCAGTTTTAAATCTAGGATCATTGATATCAACAATAATATTTTCATCCTTATATTTTGCACATACTTTACCAATACGTGAATTTTGTATCTCTCCAGATAAATATCTAGGATCATCAAAAGATATTCTTTTTTTATCACCATCAACAACTGCTATAAATGTTGATTTCTTAATATTCTTATTTGCATTTACTAATTCACCTGATAAATATCTAGGATCTTTTATATCCACTCTAAATGTATTTCCATACATATCTCTTACGTTTACAGTACCTTCAGAAATGAATTTTAATTCACCTGATAAATATCTAGGATCATCAGTTTTTACACTGAATATTTCTCCTTTTTCATTTTTTACAGTTACATTACCAACACGTATTGGTTTTAATTCACCTGATAAATATCTAGGATCATTTTTTGAAATATGAAAAATATTATCATAAACGTCTTTACATGCAAGCATATTATAAGTAGGTTGAATTGACCAATATCCTTCTCCACCACCAATAGTCAAATTATATGTATTATTTGATTCTACAAATTCCTTATTGACAATACTTTTTTCATAATGGAGCATTTCTTCAACAGAATTAAATTCTTTTAAAATTTCTTTTTTAAAATTTTCAATCCCATATTTTGATATTGCTTTTTTAATTGCAACACCTGAACCCATATAACCATCATTTATATTATCAGTTTTATGAACACCAACATAAACTTTAGAATTTATTTTATTTGTGATCTTATAGCAGATATAGAAACACATTTTATTCTCCAACTTTTTACTCCATATATTATATTTAGTAAAAAGTTGAATTTAATACGGATGCGTTGTTTATAAGAATTCTAAATCACCATCAGAAACAGAATTAATCATTTGCGTGAACATTGCGACCATGTTAATTTCGGGATCAGTTACAAATGCTTGCTTATAATCATATTCATTCAAGATCATGATCAAACATAATTTTGATTGATTAGTAACTTTATCAGTCATTGAATCATACAATGCACGGCGAATTAACGCTGGCTCAGTATCCATTGACTCAGCTACCCACTTACGCATATTAGTCCATTGACATCCTTTGATGAAACTTGTAATTTCAGAAATTTTGTCATCATTTGCAGAACCAACATTTTTAAGCTCAAGTGTATTATTGATTACATTTCGAGAAATTAAGTTCAATGATTTACGGAAGTCAGGAAAGTTCTTATTACAGAATTTCAAGAGTTCAGCACGATCATAGTGAACATTGTTTTCATTTAAGATTGATTCAACACGACCGAAGAACTGTTTTAACATCGCGGTTTTTTCTTCTTTATCCATGAAAGAGAATTCTAACACCGGACAACGTGACTTAATTGCATCACTAACTTTGTTAGCATAGTTTGCAGTTAAGATAAAGCGACAATCTTCTTGGAATTCTTCGATTACACCACGCAAAGCATTTTGTGCTGCGATAGATAAACCGTCGGCCTCGTCTAGGATAATAACTTTATATCCTAGATCACTCAATGTCATTTTTGAAGCATATTCGCGAACTTTAGTTCGAATAGTTTCAATATTACCAGTTTCGGATGCGTTAATCAATAAGTATTCTGCATCAATTTCTTTTAATAAAGCTTTTGCAGAACTTGTTTTACCTGAGCCTGCTGAACCAATTGCAGTATAACTGCGAACTTGCTTTGAAGTTGCATATTCGCGTAATACGTTTTTAATTCGATCAGGTAAAATTGTATCTTCTACACATTGTGGAGCATATTTCTCTACCCACAACTGAGATTCTAAATTATCAATAATGCTCATAATATATTCCTTTTTATTTTAATTGTAAATAATAGTTTTTTCAAATTAGTTGTTTAGAATAACAACATATTGCAATTCGCTTGTTGTAGATTTAAACAAGATTGCTTTTTCAGTTACACTTACATCATAATCACCTGGGATTAATTTAAGTGTATCAATATTAATATTAATTTGGATATCTTCGACATTAGTGTCTGGACTCACATTAATATTTTCAATTAATAATTCGTAATCATTACCAGTACCATCAGCATTCTTACAAACTACTTTATTTCCATTGATGTATAAGTTTGTTAGTTTCAATACAGAAGACGCTTTCAACATATCTTCGAGTTCTTTTTTCTCAAGTAAGAAAGACATCAAAGTTGGTGGTAATTTAATATCACCAGCTGGAGCTGCTTTAATGTGTCGAGTATTTGTGTAATAGAAACGAGTCTTACGACGACCTTCAGAAATTAACAAATGATCTTCTTCATAAGTAATTTCAGCATCTTGGAATAATGAAATCGCTGAAAGTAAAGATGGAAGATCGAATACACCGAACTCACGTGGAAAAACGTCATCAACTCGCGCTTGAGCAAATACAGTTTTTTCAGGGTTCATGATACGAATTACATCACCTTCACGGATTAAGCAAGATTTGTTAATGCCAGAGAAGTTTTTCAAAATTTCAAAAGTACGTTGTTTCATTATAATTGTCCATCCTTATTTTTATTATATATTTGTTTATTTATTTTTTATTTTGCGATTCGAGAATAGCCGTCTACTTTCTCAATGATAATTCTTGATCTTGCAATGTTATCTAACTTTTCAGGTTTATGAGTAATAACAAAAACGTTATTATCTTTTAAACATGTTAGCATATTTGAAAAAATTGCAATCCCTTCGTCATCAAGAGATGCGTCCGTCATCTCGTCTAAAAATAACACATTACAGAACATAGCATTTTGTAGCATAGTAATTTCACGCCATGCTAATAAAATCGCCATGTCAATTCTCAATTTTTCACCTTCACTAAAATCATAATAAGATGCTTCCTGGAAGCCTCGCATAAGAATTTTTTCATTGAATTCACTATCAAGTTCAAAATTCGCAAAGAATCCGAAACGACTTAAGTTCTGATTGATTAGTTTATTAATTAAGGGAATAGATTTTTCAACAATTGAAGCTTTAATGCCATTATCTTTAAGCATAGTTGCAACAAGATTACAATATTCTAATTGTTTTGTTATTGTATCTAATTCAATTTGTTTTTCTTGTTTTTGTTGTGACACATTATATAGTTTTTCTTTCGCTGTGTCAAGTTCGCTAGTATCTACTGAAATGTTCGACAACTCAGCTTGTAATGATTTCTTTTCAGTGCTTAATGATTGTAATAAACGCTGAATTGCCATCATTTCACTTTTAAAAGTCTGGTTTCTTTCTTCTGATTCATCAATTGATTTAACTTGTGGTTCAAGTTCAGCCAATAACTCTTCAACTTTAATAATACCATCTTTTAATTTTTCAATCTGTTCATTCAAAGTTTTTTTATGTTCTTCTCTATGATCAGTCGATAATTCATGTCCACACATTGTACATACATTTTCTGATAAGTCAACTTTTTTCAAAGCGTCTTCTGTATCAGATAATTTATCTTTTAATCGTACAAGTGCTTTCTGATTCGAAGTATATTTGGTTTTCGCCGTGTTGTCAACTTCGACTACTTGAGATTTAATATCATTATGTTCTTTAACATGTGAGTTTATTTTTTCATCAACTTCAATAATTTTACTGTTAATAAAATCTTCTTTCTCTTTTGAACTACTTTCTAAAACACGTGCCAAAGTTTCAACACTTTCCTCAAGGTTTTCTACTTCAATTTCTAGTTTGTCATTTTCATAACGAATATCATTATATTCTGCTTTAGTGCGTTTTAAATTCTCAGCATGTAACTTTGACATATTACTAAAAACTTTCAAACGTAAAACAGATTCTACAAATTCACGGCGTTTCGGTTTTGTCAATTGCATAAATGGAGTATATAAAGTTTTTGATACAACAATACTTTGTGTAAAAGTAATGAAGTTCATACGCAAAATTTTATCCTCTAAGAATTTTTGATAATCTTTCTTAGCTGCATCTTGATTAAGTAATTCACCATTTTCATAGATTTCAAATACTTCTGGCTTTAGTCCACGTACTACACGATAATTTACAACTCCGTCAATATTAAACTTGACTTCTGCTAAAAGACCTTTTTTATTAGTACGATTGACAATATTACCTTTCTTATTCAATCTAATCGGTTTACCAAATAATACAAATGATAGAACATCTGTAATAGTCGATTTACCTGCGCCGTTAGATTTATTATCTCCAGTCTTTCCTTCGATGACTGTAAGAGGATTTCTATTGAGTTGGATTTCTGTCCACATATTTCCATACGAGTTGAAATTCTTCCAACCCGCTGTTTCTAATTCTAATTTCATTCAACAGGCTTCCACAATTTCGCAAATTTTAAAACGTTATGTTCTTCTGTATTTGCAACAACAGTTAAACAACTAACTTCTCCACCAAGAGTATTATTTTCCCATGATTCAACACAACCCTCGATCATCATGATTTTATCAAACTCTTTTCGATTCACACGAACAACGCATTTTTTAAAAGAATTTTTCAACCAATTCTCATATCTGACACGATCAGCAGGAAATTTAAATTCCATATTCAAGTGGTGGCGCAATACTGCATGTCCAACTAATGTCGGAGTCATATAGTCTGGAAATTCATCCAGAATACAAATATATAATTTATCATCTTGTTTCATTAGTCATCCTCACTCATTTGTAAAGCTTCGTCATAAAGCTCATTCATCATATCTTTTAAATTTTTCTTATCATCAGCAGATTCAAATTCACGATCAATCCATGAAGTAATCATTTCAATATGTGAAGTATATTCAATCTTATTTGCTTCTTTATTAATATCACTTACTAAGCTTTCGGTTTCAATAACATCAAGTGAATAAGTAACTTTATTAAGCTCATCTACAAATATATTAAGCTTAGTTTTATCGACTTTGTGCCATGCTGTAATATATAAAGAAATCATTTGATCGCGGTATTTTTCAAAATCATATTGTAAAATATCATAAGATTCATCATAATCAATAGTATCGTATACATTAAATGGATTTAGGTGAAATGTCAATTCTCGCGTTTCTGTATCAAAAATATAGAATCCACGTTCATATCCAACATCACCTTTGTTTGTCTGAGATGGATTTCCCAAATAACGGATACATCCTTGCTTAGATGCAATGTGGAAATGACCCGACCAAACTTCTTGGAATCGTTTAAATAAATCTTGTGACATTCCGCCGTCACAGAAATTTCCTTTCGTCATTTCAAAACCTGAAATTTCAAAATGTCCAGCTAATACGTCAACATCACAAGTTTTCATAAACTCTAAACGCTGTTCATAATTCTCTTTATTAATCCAAGATACTAATCCTAGTTTGAATCCATCAAAATTTAATACTTCTGTATCATGAATTACCTTAACATTAGAATATGCTTTGTCAATTAAGTCAAGTGCATTAATCTCATTTGTGTTTCTATAATATACGTCATGATTTCCTAGAATTGTAATAATCTCAATTCCATTCTTTTCTGCTGGATCAAAGTAAACTTCACGCGCATGACTAATTCCTAGAATATTCATTTTTTTACGATCTTCGAAAGTATCACCTAAACCTACAATTGTCTTAACTCCCTCTTTTTTCAAAGTAGGAAAAAATACTTCATTATAAAACTTTGTATAGTTATTTCTGAAATACTCAGAAGAATCTCTTACCATAAAATGCTGGTCAGTAATTATTGCAAACTTCATTATTATTATCCTTTCAAATTATTTTTTATTGCCATTCCATATATAAATAGTAATCTTTATCATTTTCATTATGAATACTAATATAATATTTCTGATTCGAGTAATTGATATGTACGCTTTTGAAATAAGCAACAGCACTATCAATTACAGTCTTTTGTTCAGTGGGCGTTAGTATATCATCACTTGCATAAATAAACAAGTTGAACTTTCCTCTATCATCAGGCATAGTTTCAGAAATTGTAATCAAACTATTTATTCTATAAATTAAATTTTCTATCTTTTTATCTATTATTGTTTTTTCTATCATTATTCCCTCATGACAAAAAACGGCGCATTTAGCACCGTTTTAAAAATACTATCTTTAAATTATTACAAAGTCTGCATAGCATTCTTCGACATTTTCTTTACCATCATATTCTGTAATTCGATATCCATCAACATCAACAAGTTTAATAACAGCAAGTTCAGAACATTCACCACTCATCCATTTACTTCCTTTTTCTTTGAAAAGTGAAATAAGACGTGGATCATGACGGCGTTTAGCAATTTCACTAGAAGATTTCTTCCAACCATAAGTATGATTTAATTCGTCAACCGCTTCTTTTGAAAGGGAAAAACCTCCATAGCATTGATTGTATAGAACTTCAACAGTTTTCATAATAACTCCAATTTGTTTACTAATTTGTTTCTATGTACATATATTAAGGATTTAACTAACATTTGTCAAGTATAAAAACAAAAAAAGCACCAATTAAGGTGCCATTTTTTAAAAATAAACTGTAAATTTAGATTTTGAACTATTATCGGTTTTAATGTGTTTAGAATCACTTCCGTCATATTTTCGATTTACTGTATATTCGTCATCAAATTTAAATTTTAAAAACTTAAGTTGTGACCTGATACGATCATGGAAGTCAAAGGAAATATTTTCATATTCAAGAAAGACTCCTTTATGTTTTTCAATATATTTATCACGGCGCAAGTTCAAAGTTAATGAATTCATAAATTCATTTTCGTTTTTTGCTTCGAAATCGTCTGCCGACAATTTTTTAATTTCAGCTTTCAATTCATCAAATGAAATTAAACCACCATCAATAGATGCAAACTTATATTGATCAATAAAATAAATTTGTTCTCCACCCTTAATTGTAAAAGCAAGAGCTGGATAATTAATTCCAATTGAAGTGATTTGACCTACTCGCTTTTCTTGTTTTTCTCCGTTTTTGTCAATTTCTTCAAGATATAGCTCTTCATCCATTAGCATTAAAGGATTTAAATCACTGAATAGTTTTGCACAATAAGGACTAAGTTTAGTTACTTCTTGCATTTGTATCTCCAATAATATTTTTAGATATCCTACACAACTTAACTTTCGGTGTCAATAGGACGAATCCAAAAAGTTAAGTTGTATTCTAATGAGTCGAAAGTATCTTGATAATCGTTATTCAATTCTTTTTTTAGATATCCAATTTTAAATCCATGACGTTTATAATATGCACAAACTTCATAAATATCTGCATTACCAATATATCTATTAAATGTTATACAAAAATCTCTTTTACCAGCTCTAATATGTTCATTAATTTCTAATATAATTTTTCTATCATCATTACTAAACATAATTACTCTTTAAATACTCCACGAACAATTAGCGCATTTTTAAGTGTAAACAAATCTGTATTAATTGAGCGTGTAATAGTAATGCTATAAATATGTGTTAAATTATTAAGTTCATTTTCTAACTCATCAATTTCGATTTGTTTACGTTTCAATTCATCACCATTTGTTCTAATAAAATATGGTACATTAATAATTTTAATATTTTTCTCTTTTAATTTTGATAGTGATGGAATTAATTCTGTCAAGTCTACTTCTCTATTTTCTTCCTGTATGATTCCTTTAAAATTAAAAGATGATTGTTCAACTAAATCTAACCATTCTTGAAATGTATTTTCTATTTTCATAAATATTATTTCCCATCAAAGTAAAAATCGACTGCGTTTTCTTTTGTAATATCTACGCCGTGATCGTTGTCGTTTTCATCTGCTTCATAACAAACGAAGCTTGGATCCATCATTAATGATTCGATCAATCTTTGTTGTTCAGCTTCTTCTTTAATTCTAGCGGTCATTGATCTCCACATAACTAAAGTTAAATATCCGTATGCGTTTGGTTCTTTAATCTTACTACCAGCATAAAAAATATGTGTTGCTGGATTTGCTTTTTTGGCTTTAATAAAAAGCTCTTCTTCTTCTTTTGTTTTCTTTGTCTTTTTATAGTGCTTAGGGTCTATAAAAGTAAAGTTTATTTTTTGTTCAACATAATGTAATTTCAGCTTATCAACTTTAAATCTAGTAACAGCATACACCGCTTGAACTATTGCGTCTGCCACCATCTCATCAACATAAGTATATCCACGAAAGTTATGACGTGAACCTAATCCGTCTGCAATTTTCATGATACCTAATCCGATAATGTCAGGCATTCTTTCTTGAGGTTTTCCTTCTTCCATTCTGATTTTATGGCGTTCGTTATATGCGATAACTTCTCTTGTAAATTTTTTGTTATCAACATAGTCTCTTACTTTTTTACCAGTTACGCTCGAACGGCGTTCCTGTCCTAGTGTGTTATTCATAATTATTGTATTTGTCCGATTTCTAAAAAATTATCAAAATCTTGATCATTGTCATCTTCGACAAAATTATCTCTTTCACTGATTCTATACGCTAATTCAAAATATTCAGTCGCCAGAGTTTCTGACGGACTGAACATTGCAATCACTTTATGTTTGCTTAGATTAAAGATCATTGACGAATCAATGATCGTATCTTCAAATAATCTATAATTTCCTATGTCTTCATCATAGATCAAAGCTAAAACATGATTTATTGTAAAAGCGAAATCAGAAGAGTTTAATTGATCAAAATCAACCAAACCGATTACATATTCATAATCGGAGTATTGGAACACTTGTAAAGTTAGTTCCTTTTTTTGTTCTTCTTCTGTCTCTTGCATTTTTATTATTCTCCGAGCTTGTACTCATTAATATCATAAGAGAACTTCTCAGACTCATATATTTTAAGTCTTTCTAAGTAGTGTCTCATTACTATATTTGACTGTACTTTTGATCCTCTAGTATAACTGAAATCGTCCACAATGTCAATCAACTTAACTACTCCTTTACCATCAGCAGTACGCAAAATACGTCCAATTGACTGCAAAGTTTTAATCTTAGCTTTGAGTGGATGACATAAAATCAAACAGTGTAAATTCTTAATGTTTACACCAACTGCCAGTGTCCCATAAGATGCTAAAAGAATGTTTGTTCCAACTTGCTTCTTAATAGTTTTCAACTTATCAGCTATCGCACCAGTTCTATAATTAGTCGCATGTGCAAATTTTGTATTAATCCATTCAATGTCAACTTTATCAATCATAGTTATATCTTTTGCGTCTTTCTGCTTACCATTTGCAAGATTGATTTTTTCATAATCTTTGAATCGCATCATTGCGCCGTTTTCAAATTCAAAATCGTACCATACTGGATCAGCTCCGTCTAGTGTTTTTCGAATAAGTTCACGTTCATCACCTGATACTTTCTGATAAATGAAAAATACTTTCTTTAAATGTTTATCAGATTGAGCATTCATATCTGCCAATAATTTCTTACCATGTCGATCAACAAATTGGAAAAGCATCAATGTGTTTTTCTTTTGATTCATTGCAAGTTTGATTAATAATTTATTCCTTGCTTCATGATCTAAAATATATGCAATTTCTTCTTGGTATTCAGTCGATTTTTTAGTAATCAATTTACATTCATCAAGAGGATATTTTAATTTTAAGAAATTAACTTTTAATTCTGCTAAGTCTCCCGAGTCCATCAAATCAGCAGTAGTAACAACTCTAAACAATCGTCCAAAACGACCAATCATTTCTAATTCATGTAAATCTGTTCCATCTAATGTACCTGTTAATCCAACCCGAACTTTAGCATGAGCTAAATGATCAATGATCCCTGTAATAACTTTCGCGCTTGCGCCGTGTGCTTCATCACAAAAATAAGCATCAAATTGTTGGTAATAACTTGCTGGCTTACTCGCGCACGATTGCCATGTTGAAATTACAATTCTAGCGTTTGGATTTTCTTCTGATTTAGAATAAACCTTTGTAACGTCTTCATCTACATTCCAGTCATCAATTGTGTAATCTTTAAAATCACTGAATAACTGTTCAACTAAAGAAATACTTGGTACATTAATTAAAATTTTGAAATCTGTATATTTTAAAATATATCGAATCATACAATAGATTGTGAATGATTTTCCTGACCCTGTTGGTGATAAAATTAATAATTTGTTCCAAGTTAATGCTTCTGTTACATATTTTACTTGATAATCTTTAGGAGGGAATTTAGCCATCTTTGGAAGTTCATCAGTAAAGAATGATTTATCAAATTTAATAAACGGTTTAAATAAATATTTTTCATCGTCTAAAAATCCTACTGTATATCCTAGCTCTTTTGCCCACTTAAATAAATCAGGTATTAATCCAACATAAAACTCGCGTGTTTTTAAGTTATAAAGTGAAATACGTCCATCCCATGTTCCATATTTATAAGACGGTGCATATTTATAGTTTTTAGCCATGAATGAGAATCTATCTTTAATACCTAATGCAATACTTCGATCACATTCGATATAACATTTCAACTCATCCTTAAATCTAATTATTATATCCATTTGTTATTTTTTATCCTATTAGTTTAATCCATTCTTAAACTTCTCCCACTCGATAGCATTTTTAATATTAAATGAACGTGAATTTAATTCTTTCATAAAATCTTGCACAGCAAAAACTTTTAATTCTTGGTTTTTAACTTTTTCTGATAACTCGACATATCGTTTATCGACTTTAATGCACTTATCAATATTGCCTTTGAGCGGTAATTTGTTTAGTGGATGTTGTTTATATTCTTCGTCGGTGCCTTCACCGTTATAGTATTTAAAAAGATTGAATTCCATTTCGTTTAAACGAATTTGAGCTTGCATCAAGATTTTTGATTCAACGATATAGTATTTTCTATATTTTGCAGCAAGCATAGGAATTTTTAGGGATTCGGTTGATAGCTTATTTACATCTATCATTGAATCTTCTGCAATTTGTAATTCAATTTCTTCTAACTTCATTCTTATCTCCAATTCATAATAATTATTATTTTCATTAACGTTTTTATAATCATTCAATTATACTATCATTTACTTAAAATGTCAAATTTCATACAAAATTGTTATTGATTTCATTTTTTAGATATGTTAAGCATTTTTGTGTATCTAAGTATTCAAAATATTTAAAATCTTGTAAGTTATTGTTTTATAATAATATTTTGTAATTAATAATTCTTTATAAGTTATTGAATATTAATACTTTTTAATATAAACTATGAAATATTTCATGCGAAGCATGAATCAATGCTTCGCATTGAAGAATATTTTTAAATATTTTTTTATACTTTTTTAATACTATATATATGTAATAAGTGCGTATTTTTATTTAAAGAATTGATGATTAATTTATATATTTCAATGACTTAAAGTAATTTATTGCAATT